ACTGTACAGCCTTTGGCAAACAGGGAGAATTTGTAGAGAAGTATCTAAAAAAGGGTACAAAGATAGTAGTTACCGGTCGCATTCAGAATGATAACTACACCAATAAAGACGGTCAGAAGGTATACAGCGTTCAGATTATGGTGGAAGAGATAGAGTTCGCAGAAAGCAAGGCAGCAGGACAAAGCCAGCAAAATGATTCTATGCCACCAACTGATGGCTTTATGAATATTCCAGATGGCATAGATAGCTCGCTACCATTTAATTAAAGACTATTAGGCAGGCTTGTTTAAAGTTTGAACTTAAAAATGGTAAAACAAGATTAAACAAGAATTTAAACAAGCCTGTATAAAAGGGGTAAAACAATTATGATAAGAAGTTCGGAGATATTAAACCCTGAGGCTCTTATATGTGCCATTGTAAAATGTGCAGTTGCAGACTATAAGGCAGAACTGCAAAAGCGAAAAAGATTTACAGGGCAGATAGAATATGCAGATAGTTCAGTAGAAGGATTTTTCAAATCGGAGTATTTTGACTTTTTAGTATCAAAAACAGAACTAAAAGTAGTTAGGGGCGAAGATATAATTGAAGCACTAAAAAAGAAGGAGGCAAGAAGAAAGGCCAAGAAAAGAAGTTAATAGTAAATACAAGGAGGTGATGCCAATGTGGGCAAAACGATATCTACAAGAGATACAAAGGCTTGAAGAAAACTTAAACCAAAGGCTGGATGAACTGTCCAGCCTTAAAGCCATGTATGGGCTAAGGGGGTGTGGGCTGTCTGAAAAAGTGCAAACAAGCCCAAGTGGGGATAGCATGGAAAATGCGGTCATTAAATGTGTGGATCTACAGGATAAAGTAAACACTATGATTGATGAATTTGTGGATAAGAAGAATATTATCATATCACGGATACAAGCATTATCTGATACAAGGTGTATTAAAATCCTCTATATGCGGTATGTGCGATATATGAGCTTTGAAAGTATAGCCGTAGAACTCTGCTATAGCTATGACCATATTAGACGGTTACATGCAAAAGCCTTAAAAGATTTTGAAAGATGCCACAAAATGCCACAACATGTCTGATTAAGATGTGGTATAATGGTATCATTGAAATAACATCAAGAACCGAGTTTCCTCCTTCTCGGTTCTTTTTGTTTTAAATCTCAACAACAGGCATTAGCTGGAAAGGAGAGTAAATGCTAAACGAAAAACAAAAAAGATTTGTTAGTGAATACATTATAGACCTTAACGCGAAGCAGGCAGCAATCCGCGCAGGCTACTCTCCTAAAGGGGCAGAGCCACAAGCATCAAGACTGCTAAGCAATGCTAAGATTCAAGTTGAAATTGCCAAAGCCATGGAGGACAGGGGAAAGCGAACAGGCATTACACAAGACAGGGTACTGGCGGAGCTTTCAGCCATAGCATTTGCTAAGGCAACAGACTATGTAGAGGTAGACGATGATGGAAGTGTAAAGATTAAGCCTACGGCGGAGCTAACAGAGGAGCAGAAGAAGGCTATAGCCTCTATAAAGGAAGGGGCAAACGGTATAGAGATTAAGCTAACCGATAAGACTAAGGCTCTTGAGATGCTGTCAAGGCATTTAGGTTTATTTAACGATAAACTTAATGTAAATGTTGAGGCCATCGAGATTATCGAAGATATAGGCGAGTTGGAGAGTGATGGGGATTGAGGCTATCACTTAAAGAGTTAGTTGGAAAAGGCTATAACGATTTTTGGAATTGCAAAAAGCGTTATAGGGCGTGCAAAGGAAGCCGAGGCTCTAAAAAGTCAAAGACTGCTGCACTTGATATGATTTTCAGAATAATGAAATACCCACTATCAAACGGTCTATGCGTCCGCAGGTATTCAAATACGCTAAGAGATAGCATGTATAGTGATTTGAAGTGGGCTATACATAGACTTCATCTTGATGCCTATTTTGAGTGCACTGTATCCCCTATGCAGATTGTTAGAAGGACAACAGGGCAGAAGATATTATTTAGGGGGCTTGATGATGGTCTTAAAATAACATCTATATCAGTTGATTATGGTGTTCTTTGCTTTATATGGATAGAAGAGGCCTTTGAAATAACCAACGAGGATGATTTTAATAAACTCGATATGTCTGTCCGTGGCGAAGTTCCTGAAGGATATTTTAAGCAAATTACATTGACTTTCAACCCTTGGAGTGCCACAAGTTGGCTTAAGGCAAGATTCTTTGATACCGTTGATGATGATATATTTACTAAAACAACTACTTGGGAGTGTAACGAATGGCTGGATGAGGCGGACCGCAATATATTCCTTAAAATGAAAACCAATAACCCACACAGATACAGAATTGAAGGGGATGGCGAATGGGGTATTGCAGAAGGCTTAATATATGAGAAGGTCAGATTTGAAAACTTTGACATAGACAAGATTAGGGCTATCAATGGAATCAAGGCAGCCTTCGGGCTGGACTTTGGTTTTGCAGACCCTAATGCTTTTGTGTGTATGCTGATTGATAATACAGCTAAGAAGATATATGTATTCGATGAATGGTATAAGACTGGAGTAACTAACAAGATTATAGCACAGGCGATAAAAGATAAGGGATATGGCGGTCAAAGGATTATATGCGACTGTGCAGAACCTAAGTCTATAGCAGAGCTACAGGAAGAGGATATAAATGCAGAGGCATCAAGGAAGGGCAAAGACAGCGTTAACCACGGCATACAGCTTATACAGAATTATGAGATTGTAGTGCACGATGTAAATTGCCCTGAATTTAGGAGCGAAATACTTAACTACTGTTGGGTTAAAGATAAAAACGGAAAGCCGACTGATAAGCCCGACCATGACTTCTCGCACGGAATGGATGCGATGAGGTATGGGGCTTCTAAGGCATTAGTTGCGGATACATTCAGTTTTGATTAAAAGAGGTGTTAAATGTTTGATTTTGGCATGGAGACAAGGCGCATAAATGAGATTATCAATATAGGCGCAGCAAGTAAGATAAGTGATATTAAGTTCTTGGAGAAGGAGCTGGCGAAGTTCTTAAGCTCTAAAGAGCGCAAGATGATGATTACAGGGGAGCGTTATTTTAACTACGAACATGACATATTAGGCAAGCGCAGGATGGTTATAGGAGAGAATGGCAGTCTAATAGAGGATACTAAGCTCCCCAATAACAAGTACATAGATAACCGTTACGCTGAAATGGTACAGCAGAAAGTAAGCTACTTGCTCGCAAAGCCTATAACCTTTAATACCGATAATGACGCTTATGCTAAGCTGTTAAGAGAGGTGTTTAATAAGCGTTTTATGCGCCTTATCAAGAATATAGGGCGTGACAGTTACAACGGTGGTATAAGCTGGCTGTATCCTTACTACGATGAACAGGGCAACTTTAAGATGAAGAGATTTAAGCCCTATGAAGTATTACCATTTTGGAAGGACGAAACCGAGGAAGAACTTGATTTTGCCCTTAGAGTGTATGACATTCCTACATACGAAGGGGAGAAGGAGACAATAACAACCTTTGTAGAGCTTTATGCTAAGGAAGGTATTTACAAGTTTAGATATATGAATGGCTCACTAGTAAAGGACTATCAGACCTATTACTTTGAAATGCCACAGCTTGATGGAGATATGATGCCGTATAACTGGGAAAAAGTTCCGCTTATTCCTTTTAGGAGCAATGGGGCAAGTATTCCACTTATTAAAAAGTGTAAGAGCTTGCAGGATGGTGTCAATCAGATAATATCGAGCTTTGCAGACGGTATGGAAGAGAATGCAAGTGGCAATACTATCTTGATTATTAAAAACTACGATGGGCAGGACTTGGGTACATTCAGGCAGAACCTTGCAGCATACAAGGCGGTAAAGGTTAGGACGGTAGACGGTGCAGACGGTGGCATAGAAAAACTTGAAATAGAGGTAAATGCAGAGAATTACAAGGCAATACTTGCAGAGCTTAGAAAAGCGGTTGTACTTAACTGTAAGGGTTATGACATCGAGGAGCTTAAGAGTTCAGGCTCTCCGAATGAAATGTCGATTAAGGCGGTGTATTCCAATATTGACCTTGATGCCAACGAGATGGAGACAGAATATCAGGCAGCATTTGAAGATTTGCTATGGTTTATAAATGCCTACTTTGCACAAACCAACAAGGGCAACTTTGAGGGCGAGGCGGTTGAGATTATCTTTAACAGAGATATGATGGTAAATGAATCACAGGTAATCGCAGATATAAACAATAGCGTTGGCTTACTTAGCCAAAAGACTTGTGTAGCTATGCACCCTTATACTTCAGATGTAGAAGAAGAGCTAAAACAGATTGAACTTGA